ATCATCACACAAAAAAAAGGAGAAACAAATGGGAATGTACTTATACAGAAACACAACTGACATAAAGCAAGTAGAAATAAAAGAAAGTAAAACATTCGTATCAGATAGGTTAAATTGTGGTCGCATAGAATATGTATGTAAGCCTTTCTCTAATGGAGAGATTGACCAATGGAGCAAGGCAAAAATCACAAGAACAAGAAAAGCATTTGAGAGCAAATCTTTAACAGTACCGAGATATGTTATTAATGCTAAATCTTGGAATGATACTTCTGAAGGTCGAGATGATGTTGAATACCACGAAGTAATTGATACTAAATACAAGCTTGGAATTGCATTTGGCGATTACGATTTCGGTGAGGTTATTGGACACATCAGAAAAGAAGAAAATAAATACTATTTCTACGAATCTAAAGCACCAAAAAAACCAAGAGTAAACGCACTAACGGGTGCTGTATACTACGAATAATTAACAAAAAAGGAGAATAAAACAAATGAGTATTGAAGTATATTTAGAAAGAAGATTTTTCACTACTACTTCGTGTGGTAATTGTGAGTTTGAATATGTCGTACTAGACGCAATCAAACAAGTTAACCGAGATTTGTATGATTACGATTTATCCGAAATTGATGAAGCCCTTATTGAAGGCGATTCAATTAAACTAATTACTTATGAACGTGATGAAATAATTATCCAATAGCATGGCTTTAGCGGGTCGCTCCCGCTTCCAATTTTATACTATCATCAAACTAAAATAGGAGAAACAAAAATGGCTATCGATAAGAAGTGCAATAAACTAAAAAGAATACTTAAAAATATAGATAAAGTATTTGGTAGTATATACTCATATGGTGTCACAGGAGAATATGAAATGAGTGGTGAAACTGAAGATTGTTATCTTCTAGATTGCGAATTTAATAAGCTAGTTGATGAAGCAATAACAATAATTGATAACATGGAAAGAGTTGAATTTGGAGAGGAAAGAATACAAATTTAATTAACAGAAAAGGAGAAACAAAGTAATGAAGCTTAAAAACTTAAACATAAACACAATAAAATATTTACCATATCAAGAACCAATTAAAAAAGGTGCAATAATACAAGATTGGTTTTTTGAAATAAAATATAATAAATATAAAAAGGAGAAATAAAATGACTAAAGAAGAAATGATTAAAATAATTCAAGAAGAAGAAGCAAGAATATATAAACAGCAAGAAAGATGCGAAAAAAAATTAAAGACAGATTTGTTTTATAAAGAATACAAAGCTACAAAATCATTATATGAAAATTCTTTATCAGAGTGGAATGCAATATCTGTATTGATGCAAAAATTAGACATTAAAGATATTTAATATTAAAGGGAGAATAAAATGGATTGGAAAATATTATTTCTAGTGATTGGATTAATTGAAAGTAGCCTAGACCCTACTAAAACGGGAGATGACGGCAGAGCATTCGGACAGTATCAACTATGGGAAATTTACATAGAGGATGTTAACCGAACACATGGCACAAGCTACACACATAATGACGCATTCGATGTAAAGAAGGCAGAGGAAATTGTTAAGCTATATACGACATATTGGTGTGAGCGTAGAGACTTACCAATGACTGCTGAAAACATTTGTAGGTTTCATAATGGTGGAAGCGGTTGGATATTTAAACCACACAAGACAAACAAATATTGGACAAAATGTTTAAAAGAATTTGACAAACGAGGAATCAATCCTCATAGTGTAGTTAGATAAAGGAGATAAAAATGAAAAACAAACGAAACATTAAAGGTAAAATCAGAAGTAAATTAAGATGCTATACAATAGACTTAAATAGATACCTAGAAGAAGTTATTGAATACAATTCAACAATGCGAAGAAAAAAAATATTCAGTAAAATTCACGACTTAATTAGTTTAATTTAATTAACTGGAAGGAGATAAAAATGAGTAACAAAAAAATAAAATTCACAGTAGCAATATATGAAACAGTAACAGAAATTCACGAAGTAATTGTCGATAAAAAAACTTATGATAAATTAGGAAATGATTTTACTGTTTTTGATTACATATCAGAAGATACTATCATTAATAAAGAGTATGGAGATAATGAAGATTATGATATTATTGAATCGGAGGATATAAATGAATGACCCAAACGACCAAATACAAGAAGAACATTATCTAAATCAACTCTATGGTTGGAGAGCAGAAGAA